TTGCTCTGCTTTACCATATGCAGCAACACACCAATTTGGTGGACGTATAGGTGGTATGATTTCCCGACAACCCGGAGGGGTGGGACAATCACTGTGAATTCGGACTCTATGGAAGGGATTCTTTATATCCTTGAAATTCGATTCTTCATCGACATCCATAGCCTCGCCAGCAGGTCGGAACAATTTCCTGACATGTGGCTTAGACCAATAATCGTAAGCATGTTTTGCAACACGACTTTGGACATTGTCAATCATAACAATGTAACCGAACTGTGACTTCTGACTAGGAGTCATCTTCTTCATCTGCCTCTCGGATAAGTACTTAATACCTTCCAATCCGGGACATTGAAGACCTAAACCGCCGAGTTCACGTGGAATGAAATAATTCATCACGTGCCCGTCATCCATAACAGCACACTTCTTAAGTGCTTCGCTGTTGTAAAACAAATATCTTTTTAATGTATTGATTTTGTTATTACTACCCTCCAGAATTTCTGGCAAAAGGTATTGGATTGGTTTATCTTGGACATCTGAAAGTCTTGCGACCTTCGATTGCCCGAGAAGCATACCAACATTATAGAATGGTATGCGGGTAACGTTTTCACCTTCAACGTGGAATAGCTCACTATTCACGGTGCAAAACTTGGGGTGGAAGAAATTCTTCCCCGGACTGGGTGTTAAACCAGATTCCGGTAGCATAGCTAACCATTTCTTATACTTCTGCTCATCGCAGCGAAAGAGGATATCGTCTCCGTTTACCAAAACGTTAAGATCACGGAAGTTTATAATTTCCGGACAGACTGCCTCCCAATATGTACATAAATTAATAAGACATAGTATAAAGAAACTGAGCACTGAACCCATAAGTTGACCATTCTTCTGGACAACTGGTTCTAACTGCTCACCATACCCTGTTGGGTAGTGAATCTCGTGCTCATATAGCACCTTCCGGTAGACATCAAAGTCCTCCCGAGAGAGTTCACTAAAGTGGTAAAGACGCCGAATAATCCGTTCAAAACAGCATTTAGTAAGCTGAATTTTGACGTTATCGGTCGCGGCTGAAAAATCGCCGCTGGCAAAAGTGCCAGTCTTCTCACGGTCCACTAACCATTTTATATGGTCCTTAAGTGGTTCGCCAATAAGCGCGAACTGAGGTATTTTCCTCAAAAACCCGTGAACATCCAGTTGTAGCCCTTTCGCTAACGCATACGGCAAAGCATTACCCTTCGTAATGTTGCGTACCTTAAGCGGCTCACAAATTGGATGCACCTTCGCACGACAGATATCAAAACCCTCTAAATCCGCCCTCGCTAAATCTTCATCAGTTAACTGATAACCGCGTCTTTCAGAGACCGCGGCGCGAGGATGATAGCTCATCGAAATGAGCTCGTCATTAGT